TTGCGACGATCGCGTTCGCTTTTGCAGAGGCATCAATTTCGCGCGCCTTCAAAGCGTCAACAGCCTTTGCGAGTTCTGAATTGTTTGCGTTTGCAACATCAAGAGAAAGAGCAAGTTCCGTAGCCTTGTTCTTGAGCACATCAAAGTTTGCCACCAGCGATGTGTGTTCAGCGCTGAGTGAATTAAGTGCGGCCACATCTGCCTGCGCGGCAGAAAGCGCGGCCAGCGCATCAGTTAGGGTGGAAGGAAGATCCATACACCTATCCGTAAAAGTATAACAAAAAGCCCGCCACGGGAACCAAACCGTGACGGGCAACTTTGAACCAAGGATGAACCTAACGCTCAAATCATACCAAGCAGCATTTCGTATGCAAGGTCTTCCGTGCCGATATCGTCAATCAAATTTCCTATCTTCGCGCGCGGTGCGAGGTAAGCGGCGCCGGTCATGTACTCGTCTGCCACTCGCCGGTTGCGAAGGACGTTGCCCCGGAACTGGTCGAAGCTGTCGTCCACGAGTTGCTGTAGGCTTGCGCGCTGGGCAGGACTAAGAGACGGCCCCATGCCAGCACCCTTTAACGGCCCGCTGGTGATAGGTTCCCAGCTGAGTCCTTGTTCGGCATAGGCAGCAGACTGGTCGAGCCACGGGATGATTGTGCCGATGCTGCCCCACGTCGAGCCCACGGATCCTATGAGTCGGTCGCAACTCACGGCGATGTTGTACGCCGCACTGCACGCCGTGTCGTTGCTGTAGGCGACAATCGGCACCTTGAGCGCTTGAATCAAATCCACAACCTCGGAGCACCCAGTGCAGTTGCCGCCGGGGGAATTAATTTCCAGCATGATCCCGCGCACGTTGGCCTCAACAGCTTCCTCAATGTCTTCGGTGATCCACTCGTAATCCCAAGCGCCGCAGCAGGCTTCAAGCGCGGAAATGCCTTTGGCAAGAGTGCCGTCAATGCAGATGTGCGCAATCCCTTGGCCGTCAATTTCCATGGGCTCCCGCTTGTTCATCATGCCCGCCATTTTCTCGTAGTCCTCGCCGTTGGCGCGGACCAGTCGGCCCTCGACTAGCTGCCGCACTGCTGCGTAGCCGCCGGGGGTGATGAGCCAAGGGCGGTAGAAAACTTGCTCGATGACTCGTTGAAATTTCATTCAGCAGGGGTTGGGGTTTGAGGTGTTCCGTTTGGAGTCAGCAAGCCAAACACATCGCGGCTGAGTCCCGAACGTTGCATCCGTTTGTTGATTTCGAGCTCTTCCCTTTCAACCTCATCAAGGTGCTCCTCCAAGGTCTTGGACCCACTTGCCAAAATATCGGTCATGCTGCGCATCCCCGCGCGGTAGGATTCAATCGCATCTCGGTTCGCGTAGCCGCTATCGGCCGTGAGGCGAGCAGGTTCAGTGAAACGGAATTGGTATGCACCACCGCGGCTTGCGTCTGCGCCGGGGTACGGAGGAAGAACTCCAATCTCAATGAACCGCGCGATTGCGAACGCACAGCGCCGTTTGCAAAAAGCCGACAAGTAAGCGTGCCGCTCGGAGGTGATGCGGTTCACTTGTTCCAGCACGATCCGGGCAGAAGCGCCTCCAAGCTTGGTCATGTCCCAGCCAAACTCTGGGGGCCACTGAGCAGCAAGCAAGGCGTTGCGAATCAAGCGCTCCTGAAGCCGGTCTTGCGCTTCCGTGGGGATTTTGGCGTCAATCTGATTAATGGACTCGCCAGCGTTGGCAGTCAGGTACTCGATGCGGCCGCCAGCCATTGGCGTGAGACGAAGTCCGGGCCCACATTGAGGGATCACGTTTTCAGTCATCGCGTTGTAAGCGTCCGAAGCGTCCGCCATGCCTTGTTGATTGGTCACTAGCAACCCGATCTTGGCAGCCATGCGCGACGCAGATTGAATGTCGTCGCCTAAGTCCTTGAGGGAAAGCAAGTCGCGGATTGCTGGAGCAAAAGCAGAAATGCCGCGCACTTGATCTACCTCGCGCGGATCCATTGTCAGCATGCACGATTGCGCAGGCACGTCCCTGTCTTGGCTTCCGTCAGAAGCTTCTCCTAGAACACGATACGCCATCGCTCGATTGGAAGGAGAAAGGATCACGCCGTTGTACATGCGCAACCCTTTGTATGGACCGGACTCAATCACCGTCTCATCAAACCGGCTTCCAATCTGGTGCCAAGGAACTTGCTGCAGTTGCGGATATCCGTTCTTGCTAGTCGTGAGAATGGTTAACAAATCCCCTTCCCGGTCAATCGCCGTAGATTCAAGGCGCAATCCTTCCCACCAGCTTTTCCCGTCCACGTAACAAATTTGAAACCAATCAAGTAACACTGCTTCAGCTTCTTTGCCCCAAGTCTTTGCAGCTTCGTCGTTTTTGCCTCCAATGAAAATCGGGCGCATCGCCATGCCTACAGTTAGCATCGACTTCTGGTCGATCGCGGCATTGACCATGCCATTATTCCAGTACAGTTTCCTTGCCGCCGAATTAACCCGGCGCCACTCTGAAATGTTGAGTTCCTTGGAAATGCTTTCCGTGAACGTCCGGTAGTAAGGCTCACCCCATACACCACCTTCCACAAGGCGCTGCCTGCGGTAAGTGTCGTATGCGCCTTGAACCTTTGGGCTTGTGAAGCCCATGAGGGTTTTAATTTTATCAAAAAGGCTCATACGAAAAATGCTTGTGTCCTGCGAAGCGGAGCCTCTATGCCCGCAGCCTTGTAATTAAGTGCCTGCTGCGCAAGCATTACGACATCAAGCGGCGAAAGAGTTCCGCTCACATGAAACTGAAACGAAGCTCCATCAATTGCGCTCGACACCAAAGAGCTTTTCCCGGCAAGGACCATGTCAAATTTACTCGCTACAATGGCGCGAAGTTCCGCCACGTCGCGCGTCAGAAAAACTTGAAGGAGGAGTCGTTGATCTGGGATCATCTACAGAAGCGCACTTTTATAACGAAAAACCCGGACACCACCACACGGCGGGCCGGGCCAATTTTCCGTTTCTCGCCAAACGCACGCCCAGTGCATTTAGTGTTGAGCGGTCAAGCTACTCTGTTGGCGCTGGCTCGTCAACCTCTGGTGCAGGAGAAACCATATCAGGAAGGATACCAAGGATCTGCGCGGCTAGGACGTTCATCGCCTCGGCATCCCACATGTGATTTGGCCTGCCGGTTGCCGTCCACCGCAGTCTGGTTTTCTTGGTGCGCTTGTCCACCGTGGCGCGCTTGCGCTCGCTGTTGAGGTGCCGCACGTACTCAGGAGGAGCATCCTGAGGAAACTCCCAAATTGGTGATCCTGAATTGCGCAGGTTGGCTAGAATATCTTTGATCGGATCGCTGGCCCAATAAAAGAAAGTCACGAAGATGCGCTTGCCGTTTTTGTCCCGTGTGGTCGGTGCCACCACCCGATCCGGTGCCGAGTAATACCGGCGCATTGGTTTTCCGTCGTTTCCTCGAACGGTGAAGTGGTCTTCGCCTCGGCCAATGAGAGCGGTCCACCCGTAGCGAGCGCATTGATCGTACACCCGCCCGTGGAAGCTGTTGCCTGCATCAACCACGGTGCGCTTGTCTGGAACTTTCATGCGCGTTTGAATTTCCCGGCACTGGTCAAGTGTCAGAATCTTTCCTGCCCAAAGAAGTCTGCTGTGCCCGTTTTTAAGCCATACGCGCACTATCCCCCACCAGTGATCCTGCTGGCAGTCTAAGCTAAATACACGCGCCGCTTCGTCAGGCATAGGCCGCCCGTCTTGCCACTCGTTTTGGAAGTACTCAGCGGCTTCGAGTTCCAACGCAGGAAGTTCCTCCTCTTGCTTCCACGGTTCCGCAAGCCGCTGCATTCTGAAATCCTTGGTCGGCTGCAACACACCGAGGTGTCGAGCGTCAGAAGCTTGGCACCACTGAATGACAAGGTCGCTCCAGCGGATCCAATACACGCTCTGCGCAGCAACCCGGCGCGAGCGATAGCCGTCGACGTGGTCGTTGTTTTCGCTCCTCCACTCGCTGCGCTGCGTTAGTGCTCTGCGCGCTGCCGTTGTATCGGGCGTGACGTGCGAGCAGTGCGGGCACTCGTGTCGAACCGTTTTAACAAGCTCGCCCCAGTTCCATTCCCCGTTCTGGTTTTTGCACTCGTCGTACTTAATGTTTACCCAATCAGGGCGAACCCATTGCTCGCACGCCGGGCAGCGGTGACACCAAACAAACTCCTCCCCGGATCGCCATTCCTCGGTTAGCTGGTGCGGTTCCTCGAAGCTCTGGCTGGTTAGGAGCGCGTACCCGTTCCAGCGGTCGTGCAACCGTTTTTTGAACTGCCCGATCATTTCGCTGTATTGCCAGCACTCGTCCAGCACCAGAAACTGCACGGATTTTTCCTGCGCGTTGGAAACGGAACTTCCACCAAGCATCAGCGGCATGTGAGGAAAATAGATGCCGTCCTTTTTAATGTGATGCCGGTTCCGCGGCATCAGCGAATTTAAAGGCTCGCAAGCGTGAAGCACCGGCATGAGCCGAGTTGCCATCCACTCTGCGGAAGTTTGGTCTGTCTGGGTGATACTTAACATCGGCCCCGGCTGTTGCGCAACTGCCCAGCAGACGAGCGCTTCAATTGCCGTGCTTTTGCCTGCGCCAGTGCAAGCCTGCACAAAGGTCTGCCGACACGCCGGGTCAGCAAAATCCTTCACCACGTCATTCCACCAAGGCGCCGTGTGCCGGTCAAAGTGCGTGCTCCGAGACGAGTGCGGGAAACGCACGTTTGCTTCCAGCCAGTCAATCGGGTCGCCCGTATACGCGAGCCGGATCCCAGCGGTTACCCCCTCGGTTGCCGGGCTCATAGTGCAGCAAAACTTCCCGTCGCGTTTCGCTTCAGCAGTTCAATGCGCGCCCGGAGTTTTGGTTGAATCTCCGTTTCCGACAAGCCCGCAAGCTGCCCAGGGAGGTCCCCGACAAGCGCGTCAAGTTCGGAACACCAAATTGCCGCAATGCGGATGCACGTTTCCTTCACCAAATCCCGTTCGATGAGCCTCCCTTCATCGACCGCAATTTTCAAATCCAGCCTTTTGACTTCGCGCTCCAGCTTTTGTTTTTTGACAGAGTTGATGTCTCCCGGAGTGGCTTCCTTCGCCTTCGCTTCACGCCACTTGTCAATCTGTTCAAAGGAGGTCCACGGCAAACCTAGTTTTGCCATCGACCGTTTCCAACGCAACACCCCGGGGCGGCTTAAACCGTAGTGCTCGGCAACCTGTTCCAGCGTCAGTTCGGGAGCCGTGCCCGCCTCGTATTGAGCAATAATTGATTGCTCGTGCCGGGAAATAGTTTTTCCAGCTTTAAGTTTTGCCAGAATGTTTTTGACCTGCGCTTTAGAGACTTGGTCGGTGAGGCTCATTTTCCAACCATCTTTCTAAGTGCCGCGTTCCCGGTTGCGCGTTGCTGCGCTCGCGTTGTTTTTACTTTTGCAAATCGCTCTGCTTCCTCTTTGTAAGGGTAGCACTTTTTCATGCCATCAAGAGCATAGAAAACAATCGAAGCCCGGTATCCGTTTTTTGAAATTCGAGACAAAGGCGTCACCCCGTGCATCCATTTTTGCCCATCAAAAATACCAAGTGCTCCATCACTTTGCTCAAGTGCAATTCTAAGCTCAGGAAAAACCAAGTAGCCGCCGACAACATCTTCTTTAAGAATCAAAACATTTGAAAAAATGTTTTTGAAGTTGCCAGTGTCTCTATGGTGCTTGATGGCGTGGTTGATATTAAAATTGCAAGTTGTAAACGGTGATTCATTAGGAAGCCAGTCAGCAGAAATGTTTTCCGCAATCACACGGCGGTTAAAATCATAAGCCTCAGGAAGGTGTTGCCGGTAAACTTCTGCGACGTGGTTTGCGAAGGCGAAGGAATCAATAAAGTTTTTTCTTTCCTCCTGCGTTTGCTTGGAAAACCGGCACTTGTCATTTCGCAAAGGGTTTCTAGGCAAACTGCCAAACACGCTTGATTGTGTTGGCAAACCCCATGTTCGCTCTTTTTTTGCAAATTTAGTTGTCTTGGCGATTTGCCTCATTTTTCCAAGCAACCCCTTTGGGGTGTTTACATAAAGAGCAACCGGCTTGCCTTGGTAAAAAACAGTGCAGTCCTCAGAAACTAAAGTGTCAAATTGGTCAGCCATTGGAATAGTGCGGACAAGGCTGTCGCAATTTACAATTTTAGTTATTTCGATTTGCTTCATAAAAATCAATAAGCATTACAAGCAACGGGCTGTATGAGCTAAAGTCTTTTTCTTCCATTATCCTATCTAGCCTATTTATAACCGAAATAAATTCATCCGATTCAAACGAAATAGATATTACTTTAGTTTCTGACTCTAGGTATTTATCTAATTTCTCAAGCGGGTTCTTTCCTTTTTCAGTGTTGGTTGTTTCATCTATTTGGTTTAGCAGCGCATCAACTTCTGATTCATTAAAGCCTGTAAAATTTATATCAAATTTAAGTTCCTGCAGTTGCTCTATTTCCAGCTTCAGCATTTCCTCGTCCCAGCCCCCGCCAAGTTCTGCAAGCCGGTTGTCCGCGAGGATGTATGCCTTGCGTTGCGTCTCGGTCAGGTGATCCAGTCGCAAGCACGGCACTGCCTCAAGCCCCAGTTTGCGAGCAGCCAACACGCGGCCATGCCCGGCAATGATGCCGTTGTCTCTGTCTACCAGCACCGGGTTATTGAACCCAAACTCGCGAATGCTAGCAGCAAGTTGAGCAACCTGTTCGTCAGAGTGTTTACGCGCGTTGCGAGCGTAGGGAATGAGCGCTTCCACTAATACGGATTCGAGCTTTTTTTGAGCCATAAACCGACAATGACTCTAGCCTTGCCGTGTTAACAAGTAGTTTTTGTAAATTCGCACAAAAACAAGGCACACGGCTTCCCTGGAAC